GTTAGCTATACCCGCACCCCGGTGTGGGGCATAGAAGGACCCAAATTTATTTTTAATACATTTTTTAAATACCTGTTTAGCTGATTCAATGTATATTCATCAAGCCTTAATATACTAGAAGCCCCGTCTTCATGTACTCTTGCTATACACTCTATTGTTACTATTTTATTTGTTAATAGAGATGTATTATCATCTATTTTTATCCATTTATTTTCATTTATATACTGTTGTATATCTTTCATATCAGCTTCTACACATATTAAATTACTCTGACCATCTACCGTATTTATTCTATATATACTTTTCATATCTATTTCTCCTTAGCATAAAAAAGACTTATGTTTAAAGCATAAGTCTTTTTCCCAGAAACTTTGTTTTAAGTCTGCTCTTACCCTAGCGGACTGTATGAAATCTAATTCTCAGTTTCTCTTTTTACGTTAAGTTTTATTATTTTGTAAGTATATTTTTATTCATATTAATATAATAACATACTTTATTAGACATTTTTTCTGTACTTTTTCCGTACTTTTTCTGTATCTTTACTTAACGTTATAATATGGGAACATAACTCTAATTGACTTCGCTATCATCTTATCTTTTATTTCGTAGTATTTTTCTTTTCCTACATTCATTTTTTCTGCATATATACTCCAATCTTTTATTTTAAGTATATATCTTATTTTAAACATAACTTCTTCTTCTTCATTAAAGTTTTCTATAGCTCGTTCTATTCTTTTTATATCTTTTACTTTCTTATACTTTTCTTTTTCTAATATGCCTATTTTATTTTTATTAGCTTCAAGTTCCTTTTCTGTGCTAGACTCTATATTAGCACTTGTTTGAACTTTCTCATTATATTGAATAGTTCCACATCCATTACGATCATGTTTTAAAAACTCTATTTCTTCATCTATGTACTCAATTTCTTTCTTTGTATACTCATAGTCATAGAACATTCTCTCTACTTCAATATATTTAGGACTCTTTTTTACTTTCTTATCTCTTCTGCTCATGCTTACACCTACTTTTACTTTATGTACTCTTCTATAATTGTTTTTGCTTCTTCAAACCCATTACAAACTACCGCATGATATCCTTGTTTATTTAATGCTATTAGCCATTCTCTCTGCTTAGGAGTCGCTTTATTGCTTCCATATTTTAATTCTATAAATAAACCATTGTATCCATGCCTAGCTACAGGTAAAAATAAATCTGGAACACCTGCTTTAACACCTTCTTTTTTTAATTTAATAGCTTCTAGTTTATTTCGTTTCCCACCGTTTGGGATATGGAATATTAAACCTAGTTCTGGATACTTACATCTATTTATATCACACCATTGTATTAATGTTATTTGCTCACTAGCTTCACTTCTTTTCATACTCATCACCCTATTATCATTCAGTTATCATTATCAATATATTGACCGAGTATCGCACTACTACTAACCGACCTCGGCCAAATGAATTATTGTTTTAATCCCTATCGTAAAGTCACCATATTTGGATATCTCTTTTTTTGTTCATCATGTTGTAATATATCTAATATATATTTTGCATTCATATGATCATTTAATATTAATACAAGTTTTCCATTTTCAAATATCCCATAATCACAAACTGCACTTCTTATTTCATAACTTGATTTATTTTCCATAATTTAAAATCTCCCTTCTATTTACTAACTTATATTTTTATATTTTTCTATAATATATAAAGTGATCTGTGATAATTTAGTGTTATATTTATACTCTTTATCTAATTTAATTTGCATTCTGATAATCTTACTATCACTTGCTTTAACTTTATACTTCATATGTAAAAATCTTAAGTATATTAAATTTTTGTATAATATTTTAGTTAATTTCATAAATATCACCTCTTTCTAACATACTATATTAAGTTTTCTACACTAATTCCTAGTGCATCCGCTAACTTCTTAACAGTGTAAATACCTGGATTCTTATTTTCTTCTTTTAAAATTCTATATATTGCACTGTGGTGTACTTTTGATTCTCTAGCTAAATCATGTACTTTTATATTTTTATCTTTAATTACTTTAAATAATTTGTCGCTTATTCTCACTTTTTGCAATCTCCTTATGTTATAATATATCTATGGTAATTTTTAACAATTATCTAATTAGAAGAAAGGATGTGCTTTATGAACTCTCAAGATTTTATTGATACTATAGCCAATGTTGCCGAAGTTTTTCCTAAAGTATATGATGATGGATTAAGTCCTTCTGTTAAAACTAGTGGTCAAACTCTAAATTTAATACCAAGAGCTGTAAATGCAGCCCTTGCTCCATTAGAAAAATGGATTTTAAATAAAGAATACTCCATTGAAGAGACAAAAATCTTACTGGAGGAAAAACTTAAAAGTAGAAATTCTAATAATATAGTTCCTCCAGAGCCTTATATCGCAGTTCCTGCATTACAATCAATTTCTTATTGTATGGACAGTACTGAACTTAGAAATTTATATGCTAACTTACTGGCAAACTCAATGGACTCATCTCAAAAAGATAGAGTTCATCCTACATTTGTAGAAATAATTAAGCAACTCTCTCCTTTTGATGCTAATTTATTACATAAATTATCTCTTATTAGGCATGATGCAATACCAATTTGTAAATTTAGACTTGAAGCTAGTAAATCGAACCCTGAAGGAGTAGATATCTGTAAACATATACTTGACCCTAACCTTGGTATATCTTATGAAAACTATAAGAAATATGCAATTTCTATTGATAATTTAGAAAGATTAAACTTAATAGCAGTTGATTATAGTCGTCATTATACTAAAGATTCATTATATGATTCTATAAAAAATAGCCAATTAGCAAATATGTTTAAAGGTAAATACTCCACACATAATACTTTTAAACGTTTTAAAGTTTCATGTGGTTGTTTAGATGTAACAGATTTAGGTAATGAATTTATAAATATTTGCTTAGGTTAAACTTTAATTGATTAACTACTTTATATAGTAGTTAATCAATTAAAACTCCTCTTTTAAACTAACAATTCTGGATTTTCGTATATATTTCCTATTACTTTACACTTATTGTATATTTTACCTACAAAATAATCTCCTGCTCTATATATCCCAAAGTGATATTCTACTTTTTCAGTTATTATTTCATCTTCAACATTTGAATAAAATTCAACTATATCGCCTTCGTATATCTCAGTTCCGTTACTATCTTTAATACCTGTGTATTGCATCAATGTATATAAATATAAAGGTCTTACATCATCTTTGGTGTTTACATAGCAATCATTCCCTAGATGCGAGTATGATACTATTAAATTATCTTGGTCATACATAATATTTTCTTCTTTATTCCATGCTCTAAATTTTATATTTCTCATAACTTCCTCCTAAAACTCCTCTTTTAACCGTATATCTTATCTTTATCTACAACCAATAATTGTAATGCTAGTACACTTTCATGTGAGTTGTAACCTTCACCTTTGTTACAGAATATAATAGTATAATCTATTTCTGTAATATACATATGTGCAAATCTTTCAAATGCTTTATCTTTATTTACAAAGTGTGATTTATCTTCACCTTCAACTTTTATACTATAATTCTCAATTTTTGATCTTCTTAAAAGCTCTTTTACTTGCATGGTTCCTCCTGTAGTTGTTTTTCAAAATAATATTTATAATTTGAATTATATGCACTCATATCTAACATAGTTGGCATTTTCACATACTCTAAGGAATCATCTTGTACAAGTGGAATAAATTGACCTGGATCGCTCATAAATTCTTCTTTAAAATCCTCTAGATTATCACTTATTGAAATATTATACTTATTAGTTTCTTTTCTTAACCATTCATAGTATTTGTCATAATCACATAAATTTATCGGACCATCTATACGCTTCTCTTTTGTGACTGGAGATATAAAAGTTAATACTTTCATTCCCTCTATCTCTTCAAAATTTAAAGTATTTTTTATTCTCTCTATTCTATATTCCATATTTACTCTCTCCTCTTAAAACCCATCTTTTACTTTATAAATTGATAACTTCTATTTCATCCAGTAACCCATATTCTTCAATCCATGTCTTTAAAGTTTCAACTTCCATAATAACTTTTATTTCTTTTGCTTTTTCATATGTTCCATATTCCTCATCACTAAAAGTTACCTCATCTGCATCACTTATTAAGATTTTTCCACCTATATCAAAACCTTGCATTATTAAAAGTCCATTTTTTATATCGTATTTCATGACTACCTCCAAACTAAATATGTTTTTTATTTTCCTATACGCTCTGGTAATACTCCTGTTTTCAAGTAATGATCTAACTCTCTCTTATTTAATTTATAATTTTTAACTTCATTTGAGTTTTCATCCTTATAATCATATTTTAAGCTAATATCATGTCCCCAATCTGAGAGTAATTGATTAGAACCTTGTTTTATAAAATCATCTTTAAGCTTCATTTTCTCCATCCTACTTTTTATATTTTCTAGCTGCAATAGCTAGAGCATCTAATGCTCCAACTACTGCAACAATATTTATTACTAATATTATTAAGATTTTCATTACTACTCCTTGCTATATGCTAATTTTCTCATCATATAGTCTTCTATTTTACGTTCACACTTTTCTTTTATTCTGGTCTTCTTAGTTCTACTTTTGATATTTTCATATCTCTTTATCTTATTATCAGCTTCAAGCGTTATTAAAGTTCTTACAACAACTATTTCTCTATTTTTATCCTCTAGCTCATTATTTAGGCAGCAATTATCTATTAGTAACTTGCTTATTTGTTCTGCCTTACAATTTAATTTATATGTAGTTTCATTCAATTTCTTTGTTTTAAGTTCACCCTCAGATTCTAAATGCTTTATTCTTTTCTTTAAGTTTTCTATCTCATTATTTTTTTCTTCGACAACTCTATCATGTCTCTTCTTAGGTACAACAAACATAATTACAACCTCCTATATTTCATCTACTATTGAATCAAATGTTTTATGATAGATTATTTTTTCATTAGTTTTTTTATTGTAAAATACCGTAAATTCCGAAGTGTTTCTCTCTACTAGGTAGTCTTTACTATCAACGCCTAATCTATTTTCTAAAAACTCTTTCTGATTTCTAGTTAGTTTCTTTAATCTCTTCATTTGCTTTACTCCCAACTTATAAATAATTTCTTGTCTATTCCTGATTCATAATCAAACAATTCAGAATCAGATATAGATGTTGTAATGCCCATTTTTGCAAGTTCTTCGGTTATGCCGTTTAATATTTCATCATCTACATCTTTAAAATGAACTTCTGTTGAATATCTGCCGTCTAATATAGCTATATTTATTGAGTTTCTGACTTTATTTATAATATTTATTTTTCTATTTTGTTCAGTTTTTTTCTTTATTTTATCTCTGTATGAAACCTCACTATCTTCATCTTCATGAAAATAAGGTAGTAACGGTGTTATTTCTAATGATTCTTTTAATAGTTCTATTGGACTTGTATTTTCATTTTTAGTAACTAATTTATTTAATGTTTCATCTATTTCATCATTACTCTTACACAACATACCTTTAATTGTTTTTAATATATCTCTACTCATACTAATCCTCCTTATATTTATCATTTTTATTTTTCTGTCTTTGATCATATTCTCTTACAGCTAGTATATATATGTCATAACATTTAGTTGAATTTGGAATCTCATGTTTTTCTATTCCCATATCTTTGGCTATTTTTTGTGCTATCTTTATAATCTCATCCTTACCTTTAATTATTGACACCTATACCACCTCAATATGTTCTATATTTCTTAGTATCAAGTCATATGATCCTTTATCATTTTCTTTTATTATGAATTTCGAATTATCTCTAATATGTTCTAACTTGGCTGATATTTTAATCCCTGTATTTGTTTTTAAATACCTATCTTTTAGCATCTTTTCTGCTACTTTTTTATCTATATTAAAACTAGATAAATTATTTTGTTCCATGCTATTTATAAACTCTGTTTTAAGTTCTTTATCTTCAAACTTAAATATTCTATCTGCTAATTCTCTTATATCTATAACTGAATTATTTAATAAAACATGTTCAAGAACTTCTATTGCTCTATCACTTTTTATTATGTCTCTTACATAACCACTCTTAATCCATGCATTAGATAACCATACTTTAGCTGATGCTATAAATATTCTAGTTTTATATGTATCATCTTCTATCTTGTATGCTTCTAAAAACTCATTTATAAACTTAGAACTAATACGTTCTTTCTCCGAATCCTTATCTAATATTTCTAAGTCATACTCGCTATTTAAGCTGCTAATGCCTACTAATGCACATTGCTTAGGTTTTTTAGTATCTGATATTACTTCTTCATTTAATTTTATCTGTATATTAAACTTATCATTTTTAAACTCTATGGAATGATTATAAGATGCTTTATAGTCTAATTTTATTATTGCTACTCTTCTTTGGTCTTTAATTGTATATAAGCATATAACCAAATCACATGAATCCATATCTGAATTTATTTTTATTAAGTCAAATAAATATGATGCTATTTCTTTTGAGTTTTCTATAAATGTATTTTCATTATGTATTATAGATTCACAACATTCTCTAACTGTATTTTCTTTTTTATAATCAAATTTAGCTCTTCTTAATAAATCATCTTTGCTTACTTTCTTTATAATGCTTTGTAAAAACTTATCTATCTGAGGATTTATATTACCCTCAAAATCATTTAATATTGGTTCGTCTGATTCTTTCGATAACACGTGAGTTATATATCTATGAATTATCATTTCAATCTCCCTTTTTCTATGCACTTGTCACATATAATTTCATTTTTTATTTTTTCTAGTTTTATTGCTTTATTTTTATCAACTAGTACATTTTGCTTATCATCACAACATTTACACGATAATGTAAATATCACTCTAGTTTCCTCCATATTCAATCTCCTACTTGCACATTATGTAAGATACAGCTAAATAAGTTAATATATAGATACTCATAAACCTTATAAATGTGTTCATATTTTAACCTCCTATTCAACAAATGAAAATTGTCCATTTATAGCTTCTATTTCTATTCTAAGATTGGTTGAAGGACTCCATTTGATTAAATACTCTCTAGCATTCTCATATTCTTTTCTAGCTGTATTCTTGTAACTATTTACTCCAAAGTATCTTTTATAATCTCTCCATAATTCTGAAAACAACTTTTTACTTACCCTTTTATATGCTTGTGATGTTTTCCCTCCAAGGAGATCTACTGCTCTGCTCCTTGCTAATTGATTTAAGTTTTCTTGTTGTTCATAGTCTATAGTCATGTGATTATATAAATAATCAACTTTTACTTCCATTTGTTGTTGTTTTTTATCTATTACAAATATAGCTTGTAGTTCTTTTGATAATCCTTTTACTTCGTATACACCTGTTTGTCTTATACTTGGAAGTACTTCATCTGTTACCCAGTCTTGAAATCTTTCAGCTTCTTCTTTTCTAGATTTAAATATCAGTTTGTATACTCCACTTTCAGTTAAAAAATTTTCTCCTGCATTGTTTAATTTTCGGATGTCGGTATTAGCTATATCTAAATTTCTTAGCTTGATTTTTTGCTTTTCATTAAAATTAGCTATTGCATCATTTATATTTTTTATATCTAAGCATTCTGCTACATGTTTAGGATTAAATAAGATATTACCGTTAAATTCAAGTACCTCGACTCTCTTATTTTCAAATATCATTAATTTATTCATTTAAGATTCCACACTTTCTTTTTATATAACTTCTTTTAACCTTGTATACTGTTCCACGTAAACCAATTCATCTACACATTTATTGATTGTCATAAATGCGCTTGTATTCATATATTTAAGAGCATATTTATCTAGTAGCTCCTTCATATCATCAAGTATTCTTTGATTAGCTTCTAACTCTAATCCTTCTCCCCTTATCTCCATTTTTAATTATCCCCCTCAATCTATTCTCCGCATTGTAGCGTATATGTAAGGCATCCCATTATATGTATTGATGTATACTTCAGATTTCACAAATATATATCCAGGATTAGCTTTTTCCATTTCAAATTTTATTAAGTTCTGATTATCTTTCATTTCTTTTACTTTCTTTTTACTGAATTTTGATAAGTTTCTTGTAATATCAGGGTCTTTTAGATTTTTACTACAGCACCATCGTTTTTTACCCTTAGGGTCTTTTGATAAGTAATTACCTAATCCTGTAAAATGCATATCATCAGGATCTAGATAATCCATCTTACCTCTACTCCCAAATTTCCACGCCTTCTTTACTACTGTTATAGGTAATACTGCATTCATAACTAAATGATGATGGCATTCTATTTTTTTATCTTCTGAATACTCTGTAACAAACATATACTTTATTTTCTTTAATTTACTCTTAGTAACTCCATTTTTTAGTTGTTCTTTTTCATATTTCCTATTCAAAGTCTGTATAAAGTTTCGCATATGCTTTCTGGCTTCTTTATGATCTTTAGGTCTTAGTTCTTTAAAATAATTTAAAGTTAAGAAATAATCATCTTTATTAAAATTAGCATTTAGTTTCCTAATAAATTTCTTTCTAGCATTTTTATCATTTAGATTTTTTCGAGCTTCTTTGGTTTCTTTTCGTCTCCACTCATCAGGCATTTCCTTTTTTAAATAAAGCGGAAATACTTCTACTTCTCGTATTGGACCTGATGTTATTGTTTTTGTATCGAATATACACCCTGTTCTAACATCAACTATATTATCTAATTCAGTTTCACATTGAACTTCTTCACTTAATCTTGTATGTAATCTTTCATAATCACTTTCTATATATCTTTTTCTTAATTTACTTCTCATAACAGGTCCCCAAATTCCATATTACTTTGTTTATACTCACTATTTTATGAGTTAAATGTTATCACCTATTGCAAGTCCTATAAAAGCCTGCTCGACTTTTAAAAAACTAGCTTTCATTCAATTTTTACAAGTGTGCGATTTTGTTAAAATTACACACTTTTTTATATACTAATTTTCGATTTTATTTCGTATCTAAAATTTAATTATTCTTTAATTAATTTGCTTAATTCAGCTGAACTTACACCAAGTACACTAGCCGTTTCAGCTATAACAAAAGCATTCAACACATTAATTACTGTTTTTTTATTCTCTGAATTTAACATAAGTATTTTTCTAGCTAATTCTTTACTTTCTTTTGATTTACTCATATAATCACCTTCTTTTTTCGTTATTTTCTCGTTGTTAATTCAATAATACTCCGTTTTAATCCGCATGTCAACGAGTTTTTTTTATTTTTCGCCTTTATTTTACGTTAATATACATTTTTGTAAACGTAACTTCGTCGTTTTCTCGTTGACATTATATTTTTTTTATTTTATAATTAAGTTGAGGTGATAATAATGAATACAGACGAAAAAAATCTTGGAGAAAGATTAGAGTTAATCAGAAAATCTGAAAAACTTTCAAGATCAAAATTTGGTTTAAAGGTTGGCAAAAGCGAAGATGCTATATATAACCTTGAAAGAGGAAGGGCTTCTGTATCAAAGGAATTTATTGAATTAGTATGTAATGTATTCAATATCAATCCAAGTTGGCTCAATGATGGTGTCGGAGAAATGTATAACATATCATCAGCTGTAACAGATATAACTAATACCTTAGATAAAATTTTAGATTCTGAGGAATTATATGATATAGTTAATAAACTTATAAATCTTAATGATGAAAAAATAAAAATTTTATCTGATTTAGTTAGGGTTTTATCTGATAATGAAAAATAAGCACTTTATAAGTGCTTATTTTTTCGTTTAATTATAATAGAGTATATAAACTCAATAAATTTTTTATCTTCAATTTCATCAATAAGTTTTTTTATTTCTTCTTTCATAGCCCCTCCAAATATAAATATTCCTAAAGGTTTAACGCAAATAAATTTCCCTAAATATATAATTATTAGCGTTTTTATTTTACCATATATTAGAATCAATTTCAAACATCAGTTCCAAATATACGTTCGATTCTATTTTTTATTATTAATTTACTTATATTTAATACATTATTCACCTCTATTTTTTATATTTGAGCGCTCATAAATTCTTTAAGATAATTTTACCATATTTTTACATTTTAGAATGTGAATCTCAATCACATTTCCGACACTATATTTTAAATTTCCTTATATTTTGATAACATATAATTTAAATAGAGGTGTTTTTATTGATAAGGAATTTGAGAAAGAAAAAAGGTTTTACTCAATCACAACTAGCCGAATTAATCTTATGTGATAGAAGTTACATATCAAAAATCGAGACTAATCCTTCACAATTAAATTTAAGTTTTGATATTATTTATTACATTGCAAAAGCATTAGATGCTGATTATCTTGAATTAATTAATTATTTTGCAAAATGTAGAATGGAATATCTTTCCAAATAATGATATTATTTTAATGATACTATTATTCGGGGGATATATTCTATGAGCACTAAATGGAAAGAGATTCTAACAAAAGATCAATTTGAAATATTAGATAGTTATGACAATCCAAGAATAGATGACATTATAAATTTAATGAATAAATTAAATTTAGATATTAAAACTCTAGCTAGCTTTTATAAAGATAAGCTTGAAAATTCAAAAGTGAAAAAGTAGTAAAAAAGCATCAATTATGTTGATGCTTTTTTATTTTTATGATTATTATAATTAATATTTCTTAAACCATTGAAATCATCGATGTTAAAAAATTTTACATCGATGATAAAATTTTTTCATATCGATACAAAAAAAATTTACATCAATATAAAAAAATTTTATTTCCATTTTAAAAAAATTTATTTCGAGTTAAGAAATTTTTACTGCAATACTAGAGATTATATTCAGAGAATATAATCACAGATTATGTTTTTCTTTTTTATTTATTTATTTAACAAAATACTTGACTAAATGACGTCAGTATTGTAATCTAAAATTAGATTGGAGGATATTAATACATGTCAGAAAAAATTATTAAAAAACAAACAATTAGAATTGAAGAAAAGGAAAATAAAGAAATAAAAAAATATCTTATAGATTTAAATTTATCATTTCAAGAATATGTAATGAGATTAATAAGGGAAGATATGAAAAATAATGCAAAAGGGGGTAAAGATTAATGACAAAATTAAAAAGAGTTGTTATAAAGCAAGAGCTAGTAGAGTTAACAGGAGATTATAGAGCTGCATTAATACTAAATCAATTTATTTACTGGACAGAAAGAATGAGAGATACAGATAAATATATAAGAGAAGAAAAAGAGAGAGCGATGAAGGAAGATATATCAGTTGATATATCTGAATCTAATGGCTGGATTTATAAATCAGCAGAAGAACTAAATGATGAGCTTATGGTTGGGATGAGCAAGCCAACTATAAGAAAATACATTAAACAATTAATTGAACAAGGGTATATCCATGAAAGACAAAATCCAAAATATAAATGGGATAAAAAAACACAGTATAGACTTAATTTATATAATGTTCAATTAGATCTTGCTAAGTTAGGCTATGCATTAGAAGGCTATTCACTTCTTCCAAATATACAAATAATAGAAAATGAAGATGTGCACATTGATAACAATTTACAAAGCGAAAATAATTATATAAATACACAAGAAAATTTAAAAAGTATATCGATGCGTTTAGATGAGTTGAGAAATATTGAAGATTATAAAAGTATTTTTGAGCTTAAGATGAAGACAAGTCCTATATTTGCTAATTCAAGGAGTGAAACTCGGGACTTAATTATGGTTCAAGAGTTAAGAAAGCTAGGATATAATGTCAATATTTAATTAAGGAGAAATAGTATGTTGAATAATATTTTGAAAGTAAAAAACACCTTCAATAGTCTGCCAACTATTAAAAGTGTTCAAAATATTATTTATAAATTCAATTATTTAATAGTATATCAAATATAAAAAATAAATTCAATGTTACATATACACAATATAACAACAAAATATACCAATAAAACCATCATATTTAGGTTCTAAGAGATTTTATTAGTACATTCGATGCAAAATATTAATAAGTATTAAAATATGATTTCAGGATAAAAATTAAGAAATATATCAAGTAGGACTAAACACAAAAATATCGAAATAAAAAAGGTTGCTCTTTCATAAAGTATTATAAAGAGCAACCTTTTTATCTAAAAGTTATTATCTTGTAAATGGATATTCATTTCATATTCATCATTGAAATTAGTCCCTTTAATTGCATCTACCCAGATTCCATGATCTTCTTCTGATGTATCTTTATCGTCTAAAATATCATAGTAGTTAGAATAGAACCATGTACTATTTGGGTTATCAGTATCATATGTAAATGTCTTTGAACCTAATTTATTATCTCTAAAAACTAAATCTAATTTGTTATTTTTATCAGAGATAGATACTTCTCTTTTTCTATACCCTGCTTCAGCATTAAATTCCCCAGGATCATTAATTTCAATATCAGAGTTATTTAATATAGATAAAGCATCATTATAAGATACTCCTTTTTCTAATTCAAAGTATTTTGTGATTAAAAACTCTCTTTCTTTTTTTTCATTGATAGGATTACTTGTAGTACCCTCTAGCGATTGTTCATTTTGATTATTTTTTGATGAACAAGCAACTGTAGATATTAATAATAACCCTAATAATATCATTATTTTTATTTTTCTCATTATATATCACCTCAAGAACTAGATTAACATATAGTACTTTGAAAAATTTGTAGAAAAATGATAAAGTATAAAAAATATTTAAAAGTCATCAGTTAATATATTGTTAATATATCAACTTAATCATTGTGCGATAAATTTAAAATTAATAACAACTCAACAATATATTAACGAAAAAATAATGCAATAATTAATATATTGTTGACATCTTAACTATAATATAGTACAATAAATTTAGAGTTAATAACAACTCAACAATATATTAACGGATGGTGTATAGAATGGAAAATATTCAAAAAATCGGATTTGATTTTGGTAGAGGATATGTAAAAGCATATTCAGAAGTAGACAATATTGAGCATGTTTCAGTATTTAAATCAGTATTTGGAGAAGGTAGAGATATAGATTTATCTGAATATATGGACAAAGAAAATGAAAAACCTATTTATATAGAATATAACAAGGAGAATTATTTCATTGGATTGTTAGCTGAGAAGGAATCACAAGTACCTGTAAGAAACTCAAGAGATAGTAAAACAAGTCATACTGTAGAAGTATTATTTGCAGCAGCACTTAGTGAAGTAGCTGTAAAAGATAAAGTTGATGTTATGTTAGGTGTACCTTATAAAAACTATCGTAAATCAGTGTTAAAAGATGTTATAGAAAAATATAAAGGCAAAACAATAAAAGTTAAAAATAAAATAAATGGATCAACTAAAGAAGTTTATATAAATAATATTTCTATACTTAGAGAAGGTGATGCTGCATTAATACATGCTATAGGCGGCAAAATTAATGAAGATAAACCAGTTGGATTAGTTTCAGTTGGATTTAGAACTACAGAACTTTCATATTTTGACAAAGGATTTATATTCAATGATAAAATGTCAAATACAATTGAGTTTGGTAATAGAACTTTATTAACTACTGTTCAAGATGCATTAAGAGATAATAATATAATGAAAGATGTAAATGAAATAGATACATCTAATGATTACGATGATTTAAAAGCAAAGTCCTATTCTTTAGGATCTGAAAACTTAGCTCAAAGAATAGAGGATATTTGGATAAATAAATCAGAAATGGATTTATATGTAGCAGGAGGAACGTCTATAAACTTAGAATTTGATGAAGAATTTATAAGAGTTAAAGATGCTCAATTAGCTACAGCCAAAGGATTATTTGAAGTTGCAAAAAGAAAATTCTAGGAGGTAGAAAATTTGGCTAAGAAATCAAGTACAATACATGTAGAAGAGTTTGTATGGAAAGAGATAGAGAACATACAAAAAAATCAAAACATAACAAGTCGTAATACAGCTATTGAATATTTAGTAGCTGAATATAGAGGATTAAAAAAACAAGCAGGTAAATTAGAACCTATTGTTGATGATAATAAAGGGTGTGTTGAAAAACAAGTTGAAAAAACAATAGATCCATTAGCTAAAAAATTAAATATAATGGAAGATGATATGCCAGATTAGATAAATAAAAAAGTCAGTAGATGCTACTCTACTGACTAAAGACAATATAATTACATAAAAAGAACACATCCAAGATGGATATGCCCTATTACCTCGCAAGTAATAGTATATACCACTTGTATGTGAAATTCAAGGAGGATATACAAATGAACGAATTATTAAATGGATTAATTAAGTTAGAAAAGGAGCATGGAATGCTTGGAACAATAATAGGGATATTAATATTAGTAATTGTTACTATAGCAGCTATAGGAATAATATGTGCTACAACTGTAGCATGGTTAAAGATTACAAACTTTATATTACAATATTTCTTTGGATATACTTTGTAGTGAGGTATGGTACATATGGAACAGTTATATTTTGAAGAAGTCTTAGATAACCTATTTGTATCTAAAACTTGCAAAGAGTGTAAAAATGAGTGCAAAGTGTTATGTTTATCGAAAAATGCTCTAGTGTACTGTAAGAAATATAATAAAATAGACATAGAGTTATAAGAGATTATTATTTAGAATTCAAATTATTAAATCTATAAAGGAGGAATGAACATGAAAGTAAATACTGTAGAACAATTTAAGGTTTTAGAATTCATTAAAGAAAATTTCGAGATAGAATATATTAAGTTAGAATTAATTGATAGAAATTCTATAAAGGTTATAGATGCAAAAGGTGAAAGTTGCATATTCTATTTAGAAAATAACGAAATAAAATGGACTTAGACTAGGTTTATCCTAGTCTTTTTAAGTATATTCCTAGTAGGGAAAATACTTTAGTATATAAAGAAGTGTAGCTACATCATATAGCTACACTTCTTTATATTTATTAACTAACTCATTGAATAGCTTTTTGTCACGTTCAGCTATTTTAGCAAGTACTTCAACAAGTTGACTTACTGTAAGATCATACTGTATCGCTTTTACTTTAAGTGTCTTAACTAGATTGTCTTCTACACTTAGTGTAAGTTTACGCTTATTTGATTCACCCAAATTAATTCACCTACTTAATATATTTAAATTATATTGAGTAGTAATTCTATACGTATAGATAAACTCCTTCACAAACTTAATTTTTATGAGGTGAAATATGTGGCATAAAAGAAATAGTTTTATGTCTATTAGTATTTTCAATACTTTTACGGATTCATGTCAGTTTTGGAACCTGACTCCACAGAAAATAACCACTTATCAACAGAAATAAAACACTTATTAACAATAAAATAGAAGTTATCAACAAAAGTACCTCCTAATATTAGGAGGTACTTAATCACCTTAAAAATATGCTTTTTTTCTTCTTTTCAAGTTCTTTATTTCATTTTCTAATCTTTCACAATGGCAATATATACATAACCCATTATTATTCAAATCATTTACTAATACTTCTCTACCACACTCAATGCACTCGACAATTGCATTTACTTCAGATGATCTAAGTTTTTTATGAATTTTAATGCTACACTTAGGGCATAAATTATCGCTAGTTAATTTATTTTCTGAAAAATAATTGCCGCATTTTATACATTCTCTATTTTCTCCTGTAGCACATTTTTTACATATCCCATCTATAGAATTACTTTTATATATTTCAACTCCACATAAATCACATTCTATAATATTATCATTCTCACATAAATGGCAATAACCACCATGTTTTAGTAATTCACTATAAATTCCTTCTCTACCACAGTTAATACATTGACATAGTAAATGTTCTTCTTTACTACATTCTTTACATAAAAATTTATAATTACTTACTGTATTGGTTTCTAAACAACTTCTTAACTTTTTACACTTTCTACAAAATGTAGTTGTTAATATACTTGAACTATTCATATTTAATCCCCCTAAATTATAATAATATGTTATAATTTAGATGATAATACTTCCATGCCAGGGAACTTATTATCATCTAGAACCGTTGTAGTTCCAGCTACAGTGGTTCTTTTATTTTGTTTACTATTAGCTGCAATTATATCTTTCATAGCTTCTTTGCTAATAAATAAACCTTGTATTTCTTCCCCAGCGTTATATCCATCGAATATTTTTGCATGACCATTCCCTTTTAAATTTTCAAGTCCACTATCAGATCCTGCTATTATTTCAGATCTAATGCTATCTTTAGTTTTTAATCCAAGTGTTGTATTGATATTACATTTTATAGTATTTGGCATAATCTCATGGCTCGGTAATTGTGTGATAAGAAGTAATAACATCCCTGCTCCTCTACCTTGGCTTGCTAATATTTCTATAAATCTCTGATATGCTTTATTTCCCTTGTATGATGATATTTCCTCAACAACTATTAATCTATATGGTATTTTATATTCTTTTTCTCTAAATTCAGTTAAATCATCACAATCATATTTTTCAAGAATTTTATATCGTCTTTCCATTTCGTCAACTTCATTTTCAAGAAAATCTTCTACTCCATCTATTCCAGTCATGTAATTTACAGTATGTTTAGCATTTTTGAAGTCTTTTAAATCTACTCTTTTTGTGTTAATTATTGAAAACTCAACATCCCTTTTAGATTTGCTATTGACTAAATGACTTAGTATTACCCTTAGCATTACGGACTTACCGCCACCTGATGATCCTGCGATATAGCAATGTGCATTTGTAGATGCAGTAAAGTCCCATAATACTAATTTAGTAGTTTCTAAGCTATAACCGATAGGAATTTTAAAATCATTTCTTTTATGCTCAATAGGGTCATATACACATGTTGGTTTCTTTAATATAACTTTTATATATATTTTATTTTTATCTCTACTAAATCTTAAATCAGATTCATCTACATTTAAAAAGCAACTTATTTCTTCTGAATGTTCTTTAAATGCATTTAATTTTATTCCGACAGGAGTTTTAAAGGTATATGTTTTTATATATTCACTTGACGATATGTTATCCAATTTTGGAAACTCATTTGATTTGTTACATATATCAATTTCTTTAAATAATTTATCAAAATCATGAGTATTTAATCCTAATGCATTTTTACTATGTTTAAATAGTATTTTACAACTTTTAACTATGCAATCAGCTAATGTTTCAAATACATTATCACTCACAATAACAACCCCCTCATATTATATTTTTTATATTACTCATAGTAGTATCATCATATAAAACTTTAATACCTCGTAATTCTATTCGCTGTGGCATATCAGTAATAACTAAAAGCCTTGGAATAGAGTCCCAATTTACATTACTATCCAAAATTATATTTTTAAAATTTTTATATTTTAATACACAATCTTCAACTTTATTAGATAATTGAACTTCTAATACGAGATGTTTTACTTTTCCTTCTGGATCTTTATATTTTATATAAGCATCAGATATTATCGGGCCTAAAACAAATGACTTTTTAAACTCTAAAATTTCAAAATTATTTTTAAGCATATTTACTACTAATGATGTGATATACAAGTCGTGATTAATAATTCTTTTACTTGGCTTTTTATCAGCGTAATATATAAATGTATTCCCATCATATTTCATTCGGTTAATATATTCATCATCGCTTAATTTTTTCAACCTCCTCATACATATATTTTGATGAACATCAGGAAAGAATAATTCTTTTACATGTCCTCTATTGCATATTTCCACCATATTGATAAAATCAATTACATTTTTATCTCTAGTTTGCATAATAATCAACCCCTTAATTAACCTGTTATATTACTATGTATATGCTTATATGCATAAATATGTGACTATTATTTTTAAAAATCAACTAGGTTGATTTAGAATATTACTAAGTTTAAAGTATGTAATTTAAAGAGTTTAAAATAGCAAATCGAGCGGATGCGAGATGTTGATATTTTAAGTATGCATGAATATTTAAAATAAATGTGGTAATACTTATTAGTAATAACGAAGGGACGGTGTATAATATGGGTTGGTTCGATGATAAAAAAGATGATGATAGAAGTCATCAAGATAACTGTAAATGGAGTGAAGTAGATCATCAAGAATGGGATAATAAAAATTACCAATATTGTAGATTCTGTGAAGGTAGCAGACCTTTTAAATATGATAGATGTATAGTTTGTCATAATAATTAGAGGCATTTTTATGAATTTAGGATATGGATTATTAATAGGGCCAACTATATTATTTATCGGAGGGATAGTTTGGTGTTATTTAGTTATAAATGATTACATATAAAAAAGACTAGGATAAGTAATTACCTAGTCTTTTAGTTGATATTATGCAATTTGGTTATTAGTTACCATCTGCACTAGCTAAAGAATCCCTTATTTGTGTTCTAGTGCTAACACGACGAGTTGTTATTTATATTATAACATATGATTATAAAATAGTTTCGCTATCTTTATAATATATATTAATATGATTTGTTATAATATCATTTATTAGATAATTAACACTTCTATCTTGTTTCTTTGCAATATTTCTTAATATATTTAATTTTTCCTCTTCTATTCTTAACGAAGTAGTTTTATAAGTTTTCAATCCTTGTAAGTCCGGATACATTTTATCACCTCCTATGACAATATATTTATATATAATATACTGTTTGGTGATATATATAACTTGTACTATGTTTTATGATATTTAACCAAGATTTTGTATTTAAGTGTTCTTCTCCAACTATTTCCCCAAAACATATTAACTATTATAAAATTAAGTATTTTCAATACATTACATTAATCATAAAATCAAGAAATATATGTAATACCTTATTTATTAATTTATTTATTGCATAAAAAAGAAGGGACATTAAGCCCCCTCTCATTTATCTTATTCTTTATTTACTTTCTAAATGCAGCTATAAATCCACCATCATATCCTTTTTTAGATAAATCATTTATTCTTTGCTCTGCTAATTTCTTATCTTTAAATGATCCAGCTATTACTCTGTACCAAGTCATTTCATCTTTTACAAATGCATCTAAGAACACACCATCAAATCCTGATTTTTCTAATTTTAATTTTCTATCAAGTGCATTAGTTTTATTATTAAAGCTTCCTGAAATAGCTCTATAGTATACTTCTTCATTAGGTACTGGTATAGGAGCAGGTACTGATACAGATATAGTTTTATTTAATACACCTTCAACTATAGCTTTAGCTATTCTCTTATAATTATATAAGTCTATATCATCTTTATCGTCAACAAAGCAACATTCAACTAATAATGCTTGTGCTTTAGTTTTACTTAACACTCCTAAATTAGTTCTTATCTTCACTCCTCTATTTTTATATCCTAGACATTCTATTTTCGAGCATATTCTTTTAGCTGTATCATACTTAGTTCCAGATGTATTATAAACTAATACCTCTACTCCTGTACTTTTGCCATTTCCAGTCTTATCATTTGCTCCTGAGTTAAAATGAATTGATATGTGTAAGTCTATATCTGAATAAGAGTTCATTTTTGATACTTGTTTATTTACTATATCTGATACACTTGTACCATTTTCAACTGTACAGTCATATACTGTATGACCTTCTTCTTTTAGTAATCTTATGACTTCATTTTTAACATTCCTATTTTCTGTTGATTCCTTTATTAATCCTATAGCTCCACAAGCTACCTTATTATCTGGATTATGTCCTGCATGTACTGTAAATCTCATAATTACTCTACCTCCTTGTATTTTTTATTTCCTTGTTTTAACTGTTCTAATGCATCTACTAATTGAGCTGGTACTGGAAGTCCTATAGCTACTGCATTTTCTAATACACTAGCTCCTTCATTACCTGTATACCAAAAGCATACTAAGGTCCTAAAAATCCATCCATTACCAATCATCCTATCTATTAAGACCGAAAGTATTAAGACATAAAAAATAGTTAGCTTTTTAGCTAACCCTCTAAATCCATATTCGCTACTTAGTTGTTTATTTACATAACCTCTTGTAACTCCTGTTACATAGTCTAGTGCCATAACTGTAACTAATATCATTAATGATAAGTCCCAAGCTCCAAATAACCATGTAAATATAGTTCCTAAAACTGCCAACATACTATTCATATCCTTATTGTAGATGTTCATTTTAATATCCCTCCTTCTGTCTTATGACTTATATTTTGAAATATAGTGTAATAAGTTTTTTATTTGTATTAAAAAAGACCAGGAATAACTCCTGATCTTAGTTTTTATAAAGCAACACTATCTTTAAGTGTCTTTAATTTACTTTTATTAATTTGTAAATATATTTGCGTTGTTTGAGTTGATTCATGGTTTAGTATTTGAGATATAGTAAGCATATCTACATTATTATGATACATTAGAGTAGCCGAAGTTCTTCTTAAACTATGGGGTGCTAAATTATCAATTCCAATAAGTTTTCCAGCATTTCTAACACTATTTGCAACCCATGAGTTGCCAGCTTGTTTATATTTACCATGATATTTTGATACGAATACATATGGAAGATTTATACCTTTTGATTTATAGTATTCTTTAAGTTCTAACAACTTATTTTTAACATCCTCTGAAAAATAAAGAGTAACCAATTTAGGACCTTTTTCAATTACTTGTATTTCTCTTTCTTCAAAGTCTATATCATCCCATTTTATACTTCTTAAAGCATTTTTCCTTGCTGCAGTATTAATTGCTAATAATACAAGGGTTTGAGATGCTAAATCATTAAGTTCATGTATTTTAGACTTTAACTCATTTACTTGCTCCATCTTTAAAAAGTGTTTTTCTCTTACAAATACCTTTTTACGAGGTCTTTCAATATCATCAACAGGATTAATAGTTACCTTTTTCTTTTTTCTTAAGAATATATAAAAACTACTTATAGATGCTGCTCTACGTTGTAGCCTACTAGCCTCATTACCTTTCGTTTTACAAAACATAAGATACTCTTCTATATCTTCAGATACTACTTCTTTATATGTTTTATCTTCTTGATATAAATTTAAAAACCTAAACCATTGGAATAGATCATACTCATAACCTGTTATAGTTTTTTCAGATAAACCTTTTAACTCATTATGACATTTATAGAGTTGATAAGCTAACATATTTTGTTTATTGATATTTCCTTCTATTCTGATAATTTCTTTTGACATAACTCAATAACCATCCTTTTCATAATGCATTATAGAAAGTTGATTATTAAGTTATAACTATATAAAATATTTATAGTGTTCGATGTAATAAAAAAAGAACTATACTATGTAGTCCTCACCTGTTATTTCCTTATATTCTTCTTCTGTTATTTTACCTGTTTGCACGAATATTTTAACTTGTTCATTTGTATATAACCCATTTTTATAGTATCTTTCTATCTTTTCAAACCAATTCATATTATCTTACCTCCATCATAGCTATTTCTAATGTTAAATCTGCTAAGTCATTTTCTAAAGTTGATATCTTAGAATCTTTTATTGCACTATCTAAAAGTAAATCTGCATTTTCGGCTTCTAAAATGGATATTTTATCTTGTATTACTTCAATTTCTGTAGGCTCTTGTGGTGGAGTTGGTAATTCTTCATAACTAAATATTAATTCCTTAGTTTCAAGATTAACCATAACTCCTGTACTACCTTTAGATAATTTAGGATATTCACCGTATTCAAATTGCAATAACCCTATGCTAGACTTATCTCTTTCTTTTAATTCTGTATATATTTCATAATCTTCATCAAAAGAAGTTTCTTTTACATATCCTTGCATATCACCTATTATTTTTACAATATTTCCACTTAATAAACAATAATATATTTTAGTTCCTATTTGCTTAATCATATTATCACCTCTATTCAAAAGCTATCCAAGAATGACCATATATGGTACTCGGATTAGTGTTATTGATATATGAACAAAAATTAAAACCATTACTTACAATTTCTAAATAAAATCTTGAAGTAGAATATTCAGAATTTGAATACATATATTCATGATAATTTTCTACACCAAGGTGAAAATCACTTCCTAAAATAAATTTATAATTTTTATTAGTGTTATTTATTCTTAAATTTGATATTAATAGAAAAACTTTACTAGGTGTAAAATCTAAATTAGATACTATGCTATGTGTATTATAATTATAGCCATTACCTGAAATATGTGTGTGAGTTATATTTCCAAAATTTCCACTAGCCCATTTTCTGCCTCCCAAATCGCCAACTGTTAAATTTCCAACTCTATTAACCAAACTCAACATACTGTTATTATCTAAATCTGTTACACCTATGCTATTTAAATTGTTTTCTAATCTAGTTTTTAAATTATGTAACCCTTCAACTAATACTTTGTTTCTATTATTTATATCTATTAAAGAACTTTCATTATTTAGTTTCTCGATTGTAACAAGTTCATATTCTTTAGTTGGGACTTCAAAATCAGTTTGCCACCTAGCCACATTTGATATTCTAAACTCATCTATTTTACAAACTGGATTATGAGCAGTTACTCCACTTTGATACATGAAAAATTTGTTATTAGTATCAAATGTTTGAGTTTCATTTATTGCATCTTTAGAGGCTTTCAAAACACCATTTATAAAAATTTTTATAACATTATTTTCTCCTACTATTGCAATATGTGTAAATTCGTTTAATACTAAAGGCTCATTTACATAGAAAGCATCTTTATTTATTCCACACATACTACAATAAACTTTGTTTTTATCATATGATACAAAATTCAAACCACTTGAAAGGTGATATTGATATTGTTCATCAAATTGTGAAGGGTTAATCCAAAAATCTATAGTAAATCCCGTATTGCAATTCAATTCAATAGACTTATTAAATGTTATATATGATTGATTTATACTAAAGCAATTTCCAAATTTACCCTCATCGGAAATGGTAACACCATTGTTTGTAATAGTATAATTATTACAAGAATCATTAAAATCGTCACAATGAAGGAGTAATAATGTATTAGTATCAAAAATAGACATTATTATTCACCTCCTTGTATCAATTCTAAAATATTATTAGATATTTCAATCCCTCTTAACCTCTGACCATTTAACTCAGTTTCAAGATTTAAAATACTTGTTTTATTAGCTAAAATAGCCTGGTTTATATTAGCTTCACCTTCAAATTCAAATTCAAATAAATTATCATTATCTGTTAGTTTTACTTTTGTATCAATTAACTTGATATTTTTTATCTTATTATCTAATTCTAAAATATCATTCTTTGTTGCTAATATAACGGTGGGATCTACTTTAAGAGTAACAACACTTGTATTAGATACTTCTATTATCATTTTTATTATAAGATCTTTTATACTACCATCACCTGCGACAGGCTTATATGTTTCAGGATATTTACCTATAGCTATTAAATTCCCTTCGTTATCAACTGCGGCGGCTTCTCTAACCATAAACCCACCATCAGTCCCAGGAATTAAAGTTTCTAATACTATCCAATTAGGATTTTCTTCATCAACTCTTATTGAACTAATATTACCTTCCCACACTTTATTCTTTAATTGTGTTTGGTCTTCATTTGGATTATAATATGACCCATTGCCATCTCCTATTTGAAATTTAACTAAATCAATTTGATGACCTAAAGCTGTTGCATTTGCTATTTTAGCTTTACCTATTTTAGTTAATATTGTATAAAATTGTTCCGACATTTAAATCACCTCTTTTTAGGATATAAAGTAATATTTTCAACTCCACCACTATTACCAATAGCGATATTAAAACTACCTTTTGATAATAAGTCTTTTGGTGACCAAGGTAATACTGCGACTTCTTCTCCACATATTGTAGTTGAGCTTATATAAGTATTAGATTTAGAAACCGTATATATTTCTATTTTTTCTAAATGAGATCTAGTATTTTTAACAGAATTAATAGATTCTTCAAATTTATCTAAAAGTAAATTTATATTATTCTCAACATCTACTTTTACTTTAAACATAAAAGGCTCACCATCATACTCAAACCATTCAACTAACTTTGAACTACCAAATATAGCAGACAGTAAATGTTCTACACCAAGAGGAGTTCCTTTTAATCTATGTATTCTTTTAGAATCCTTTATTAAGTTTCTTTTTACATGTATAGGAAAATCAACACTATAAAAATCAACATGAAATTGCCATGCTAATTCATCTAGTGTTTTATCGTCTAATTCATCTATTCTCCCATATATGAATGCTAGTTTAGATTCTTGCGCTAGCTCTCTAAAAATAGGAGTTAGTACTTTACACATAGCTATAGTTGTAGGATCTTGTTTCATATAACTTGTTTGAAGGTCTAATAAATCAATATTATTTAAATCCATTAATCCAAACCTCCATAATTAACAATTATATTTCTTACTTTACCAACATCTATATTTTGTATATCTGTATGAGTAGGACTAACTAAATCTATTTTTCTAACTGCAGTAAATTTTTTACTAATATCATTAGATAAAACAGAGTATGTTGCCGCATCTTGAATTCTATATCTAAGTTCATCTGGATTAATTGGATTTCCAAGCATAGATTGTTGCCAATTTATATAATCTCGTATTGCCCCATTAGATAAATCAAGGTTATCACCTTCAACCTTTTTTCTATATATAGATTCTTCAGATGAAAAGTTTTTATCTAAGTAATATGTTAGCTCTATATCATACTCAACTTCATTACAAGCACCTACTTCTACTTTATCAGTCAAAGGCCTTCTATCACGTCTTGAACAACTTTCTAAGACTTGCTTTAAAATTTCTTCGCTCGGAGTGATTGCATTTTCTAATAATATAATTATTTTAACTACTCCAGGTGAAGGAGATATAACTTTAGCATCACTAACACTAGGATGAGCTTCTTTAGCAAAAGAAATATAAGCATCATCTGGTCCAGCAGTTGATGCAGTTTCTTGAGATAGCCTACAACGTTCTTTATATCTATCATCAGATTCAATATCTGCTCCACCTGAAGATATTTCAGTATTAACTATAGATTCAACAAATGGTATTAAATCAACTATTAATTTTATTTGTCCTGGAATAAATCCATTATATTGAGGACCTGTATGTTGAGCTTCAAGTATTCCTATAGCTTCTAACGTACCAGCAGATATTACTACATCATGTTTAATATAAAAATATATATTTCCATCAGGTGAAACTCTTGTATTAGCTGGAATTACTACATCCTTTTCTTGAGATTTACTGAGTTTACATTTACATAAACAACTTGATTTTTTAGCTTCTAATCTTTTTGTAAAAAAAATATCTTCTCCAATACTATCAAGCTTTTCATTTCTTGAGTATCTAAGAAGATTTTGTTTAGCAGAATCGTTTATATTATGTTTTAATCCAACTATCAACGGTGTTAGCTGTTGCAAAAATATACGTCTTTCATCGCCAGGGTATAAAGGTTCACCTAATATTTCTTCAAATTCATTGATTATTTTTAAGTTTATTTCTCTTGCATTTGTATCAACAAATTTTAAGTCGTTATTCAATTTCAACCACCACCCTTATATTTATTTCTCCTGTTTCTAGTTGATTTATATATACATTTTCAATTTTTACTCGAGGTTCATATTCTTCTATTAAATCATATGTTTCAGCTATTAATAAGCTCTCTATTTCATTGAAGTTTTTATCTAAGTTACTAGAATCTCTTCCCATAATTCTATCATAGGCAACTTCATACCTTACCGTATTTAATATATTTATTATATTTTGTATTATCCTTTCATGACCTGATGCATTCCAGTTAATACTTGAATTACTTGAGTCAATATTATATATCATTATCCATATAACTCCTTTTCTAAAGCTTCCAACTTAGCATTACTTTTATTTGAACTACTTTTAGATTTACTAGAACTACTCTTAGTACTTCTTTTTTTAGTTTGTTTTGATGACTTAGATGTACCTGCTTTAGATTTACTAGAGCTACTCGAACTAGAACTTGCAGATGTTGAGTTATTTTCTTTTTTACCGGCTCTTACATACTCTGAAAATTGTAATTGCAAAGTTGATTTTAAAAATTCACCACCAGGACCTATTTTAGTATCACTAGTATTTACACTAGTAAGTAAAAACTTATATGTAGATAGATTCTTATTACCTATGATTAAATGATGAGGTGTTTTAGCATCTCGTATTTTAAACCAGTCTTGAATCTCATTTCTTACATTTACATTTTTTTGTTTTATTAATAATATATTTAAAGAGACTTTATCTAATCCAGGACCTTTTATATAACTAGATGGCTTACTATTATCAACTTCCTGTTCATCTACTTTTAATTCTCCACTCATAGTAAATTCATCAAATGTATATAAATGATTAGAACTAACTTTAAAAACTTTGTTTGCAAAACTTCCTATTATTGACATTTAGCAATAATCACCCCCTCCGTTTCAGTATAGAATGCTGCTATAACTTTATCACCGATATTTAAAGTATTTATATCTATATGATGTGCTAATTCTAGGTTATAAGAAAGGTTAGAATCCATAGAAGGCATTATTATTCTTATATTACTAGAATCGTTTATAGTTGATATAATTCCTCTAATAATCATACTAATCAACCTTTCTAGCATATATATAACTTTTATCATTAACAAAGTCATGCTTTATATTTTCAATAAAATACTTTCCAGAAAAAGCACCTATATTTTCTAATGATATAGTGCTTGATCCTGCTAAGTTAGTGTTTAAATTAATACAAAAACTAGCAGTATTTATATATTTATTTTTATATTTTAATAAATTAAAACCAAACCTATTAGACTCGATAACATCCGAAACTCTAAGGTTTGGTTTAAGTGTACTTGCATTTATTTTATTATCAATACATTCTGTTTTTATATAATCTTTAGCGAAATATTGTATTTCACATTTAGAGAATGTATTTAAATTACTCTTTTTTAGTTTATATTTACCTATAAACTCATCAGGTGTAAAAACTTGAATAGAGTTTAAATTTTCAAATGTTTTTTCATTATATATAATTAGTTTATCGTTTGTAATTTTAGCTCTATATCCTTCTAAAATACATCTAGATACTAAGAAAGAAAAATCTGTTTTACTAATTTGATCTAATCTATCATATGTATAATCAACTAAATCATATGTTTCTAAATCTAAGTTAAGCCTATTTGCTATTGTATTTGCTAAATTTAAAAAGTTTATATTTTCTAAAGTAGAAGATTTTAACTCTTTATATTTTCTCTTTAATGGATTAGCCTTTACAATACACTTACCGGCATCAATTTCTACAGTATCTATATACATAATTCCACTTGAAAATCCATTTTTGATAATTTCAATAGATTCATCAGTATCTATATCCCAGATTCTCCAGTCATTATCTATATCTGATATGCAAATTTGTAAGCTATCATATATATCTCCTGCATTATCATCTATAATAGCATTTATTATATTAATATCATTAGATATATCTTTATTGTTAATTTTTATAATCAAAAAAATCACCTCTTCCAAGGTGGTAATGATTCATTACTTTGTATATCTATTATAGGTATTTTAAGTAATATTCCTGATTCAAATACTATAACAGAACAAAAATCAGGATTTGCATTAATTATTTCACTAGAATAGTATTCTTCATCATAAAAATCCAAAGATATACTATCAAATGTATCACCTTGTATAGTTTCATACTCATCATATGCTAAAGATTGGCTCATTTATATTAATCCTTTCGTGATCTTCTCTTATATTATTAACATATTCTTTAAATTCTTCAAATAACTCTCTCATAGCTTCTTTTATTTCATCTTTATTGCTTCCACTAGCATTTATGCTCGGTTGGAAATAATAATTACTTACAGAAGAATTATCAAGATTATTTGTTGCTCTATTTTTATTATTTGAATTATCTCTTGCTTTTAAAACACCTAAAGGTTTATGTACAAGAGGTTTATTACTTATATCTATATTTTTAAAAGGTTGTGGTGTTATTTGTTTATTATTAACACCAAGCATTCTACTTGTTTGATTTAATAGTTGAATACTTCTCTGATTATTTTTCTTCAATGGAATAATAACTTCAGGTCCAGCTTCTCCTACTAAGCCATAATGAGGACTACTAATAATTCCACCTCTTGCATATTTCTTAACTTTACCCTTTGATGATTTATCACTTCCACCACCTACATTAGGGATATTAGGGATATCTATAAAAGGTATTTTATTTATAAGATCTATCATCTTATTCAAAGCATCTATAACTGTATTACAAGCATCAACACCCCATTGTTTTAAATTGCTAAAGAAATTTGTAACAGCATTTCTTACACTATCAGATGTATTCCATAAGTATATAAAGCCTGCAACTAATAAACCTACCGCTAAAATAACAAGCCCTATAGGAGATGTTAAAAATGCCATAACTGCTCCAAAAGCACTCATCAGTCCAGTACCTATAGTCATTGCTATATTTAAAGCTCCTTGCGCTCCAGCTAATAAGAATGTTTTTACTGCAGAGGCACCTTTCATAACAGCATCCCATGCATAAAGTCCTATTATACCTGCTGTTAATCCTAAATCTTGCATTTTAGCAAATAATAAAGGTAAGTATTCTTTCTTAGCTAATTTTAAAGCTCCTGCTAGTCCTGATATAGTATCAACTGCTCCAGATACAAAACTTACTGCTTTCCATGCTATAAATGAAACTCCTATAAATTTTATAGTACTCATTATTTGTGGTCCATTATTAAGTACATAATCTGCAAATTCCATTACTTTTGGTAATGCATCATCTATTGCGTCAGATACATCAGTAGCAAATTTCCCTAAACTTTTTTGCAAATCTTCAAACTTACCACTTTTTTGTAAATCCTGTAAATTTTCACTTAGTTGCATAGCTTTATCCTTAACTACATCAAAAAAACTTCCATCTATAACTAATCCATCTTCACTTATACCTGCCATTTGAGATAAGCCTGATTTCCAAACTCCAGATATAGTACTCATTACACCTTTAAAACTTTTAGCCTGAACTTCCATACCACCTTCAAATCTATCTTTCATAAGGCTCATTAAAGCAGCATTAAAAGCCCTTTGATTAGTTATTTGACCTTTGTTATTTACTACTTCCATTTTTCCTAACTTTTTATTTGCTTGCTTAACTATTTGCTCTTTTGTAATACCAAACTCTTTAAGCCTTTCAAGTTCACCTGTCTGAGCATCGGCTACAGCTTCAACAGCTTGATCCATACTTTTACCCATAGCTGAAGCCATATCACCTATATATGGAAGTACCTTTTTAGCTTCCATTCCATAACTTTGTAACTTAACTGTCCCATCAACTATTTCAGCTGTTTCAAATGGTGTTTTATTAGCATAATCAACAGCCCATTTAAAAGTTTCCCCTGCTTTTTTATTATCTTTCATAACAATATTTAAAGTATTCCTATATTGTTCCATTGAAGATGCTTGAGAAACCATATCTACTGTTAAAGCAGTAGTAGCTACTGCTCCGGCTACTAAAAGTGCTTTACTTACACGACTAGCTTCTTTTTCTACATCTCTTAAAGACTTTTTTAATTTATTAGCATTATTAGTCGCTGAAGAAAGCCCTTTTGAGCTTGATGATGTTTGACCTAATGAACGATTAAGTTTATTAGAACTATTATTTACATGTTTAAATGCATTAGAGGCTTTAGAGGCAAACTTAGTTACTGCATCAAAAGCTTTTTGAAGAGATGGATTAAGCTTACCACCAATTATTATATTAGTATTAAAATTTTTCATTTATCACCTCTATTATTTTGATTTATTTCTAGCTTCTAGTTCATCCGCTAAATCAAAATAATACTCTATTAACTCCTTTATAGGCATTTCTAAACAATCCCTACGAGAGTTAGATGTTTCTAATGTTATTTGAGCGATAGCTTTTCTAATAAATTCATATGGTGTAAATCCACCTAATTCATGAAAAAACCCCTTATAATGCCTATTGCATTTACATAGTCCTTCATTGAAAGTCTTTGCATATCTGTATAATCTAACCCACTTGCAATTGCAAATAATTGTGCATGTAAAGGTGTATCTATCTCGGGAGCAATAACTACCATTTGTCTTTTTGCTAATTCTTGTATAGCTTTTTCTATAGAAGCACCTGTTAAGTTATCTGTATTATAATCTATATATTTTTTTTCTTCACCATCAATCATTATAGGTTTACTTAACTTTAATCTGTTTGGATGCTCAATAACTTCTATTTCTATTACTTCTTTATTTTCACTCATAATAATTTCCTCCTAATTTAAAAGCAGTCCTATATAGGACTGCTCTATTTTTATAATAATGAATTTATTGATTTAGTTTGGTCTACTCCATTTACTTTGAATACACCATTTAACTTATCTATTTCTAGTATATTTTTACCATTGGTTACTCTTTTATATGAAAGTACTTCATATTCATAACTTCCATCCTGCCCAGATCCTGGTTCTATTTTACCTTCTCCAATCTTTTTAGGAACACATTTTATAAATGCTTTATGGCCTACAACATCTGATGATGCATTAGATGTGTTTATTGCATCAGTTACCCATCTTATTTCTATATCTCTAGCAGACATAAGTAATGCTAAATCATCGGGTATATTTGATACTCTTGTTGATATTGATAAACTCATACTTCCGACTTGATATAATGAAGGTAAATCTATTTCTCCTACTATTCCAGCACCTTTTATTGAATCTGTTAAAAACTCTATTTCAGGTAATTCTACACTAACTGTATCTCCTACTTTTTTACTAGCTACATATACTGAATAATTTATTACTTTATTTCCTATTTTCATTATTACTCACCACCCATCATATCTTTTATACCTTGTGAGCTATATTGTATTTTTTGAGTTAATGACTTCGCAGGTATTGTAGCTGTAGTAACTGTATCAAATACAAAATTCCCTTGCATTAAATCTGATACTGTATTATTAGAACTTCTAAATGAAATACTTCCAAATAATAACTTACCTTCACTTACAAGAGAATTTAACCTTATTTGTTCAGTATTAATTAATGCATCTATATCATTCCTAGTCATAGGAGAATCAATTTTATCTGCATTTCTCTTTTTAAAATCATTATTTAGGTATATATCCATACGTCTATTTACATCAAACATTTCTTCAGGTTTATTTGTTTCTCCATGCTCAAAGTTACTCATATGAGGTCCCCATAAAACCCACTTCCCACCATAAAATAAGGCTGAAGTTATTCCTTTTGAATTTAACTTGTTTGCAATTTCTATAGTTAATTTAACTGGTTCACCTGTATCAGTTACTAATCCTGTAATGTCTATAACTTTATTCGAAGGAGTCTCACAAGGTACCCCTCCATTTTTCACATCTGTTTGTTGAGTTCTAACTATAGCTAAAACAGACATAAACACATTTTTCCCTTGCATTTTACCCATTGGCCAGCATAATTTTTCATCTATTGAAGATAAACCTTTTTCAGATTTTTTCTCTAATGCTTGATTATAATTACTAATCGAAGGATCTAAGTCTGTATATACTATACTATCCCATTGACCACCTATATTTTTAGATAACTCTAATAATTTATTTCTAACTGCAATTTCTTTACCATGTCCAGGAACACATAATATATTTGGGGCTATATTTAAATCTTCATATATAGTCTGAATACAATATAACCCTTTTCTCTCTCCTGTATTAGAATCATAACTACCTATTATATCTTGAGGGGCTATATTTATATTAACCTTACTATAATTTAAAGTTACACTTGATTCCACATCTGTTAAAAATGTAATTATTATATTACCAGTTATAGAGTCTACATCTGTTTTATAATCAGTACCTAATATCTTATCCTCTATATTTATAGTACTTACTATTGCATCTGAGCCTAATACTATCTTTTTATTAAGTACTGGAGTTTCAGTAGCTTCAACTTCTAATTTATTTAAATTAGGATCTAATACATTTATTAATATAATAGGCCCCAATGGTTGCACTTTATTTTTAAAGTGAGCAAATATAGATGCAGATAATGTAAACTTATTAAAATCATCATTATCGCTATATCCTAACTCAATTTGAGCATCGTCTAAACTTGATATTAATATAGGTTTATTAACTTTATTTGCACTATCTAATACTCTATGAACTGGAGCAACACCAATGTAAACTGGTATTGTATTTGATGTAGTTACTATCTGCTCATTTGAAGGTATATATTCACCATATATACCATGTTTATATGTATTCATGCTTTTCCTCCTATAAAAATTCATTTAATGATTGAGCTATAGGTAATAAATTTGTTCTTACCGCAAATATCATATATCCAGCATAATATGGATATATTTGCTCATCATAAAAGCCCCACTCAATAGGTTTTTCAACTATAATTCCTATTTTAGAAGGACTTTCATTCAATATTAATCTTATTTTAGTTATTAAATTTAATATATCTGTATATCCTTTGTAGTTTGGTATTGTATTACCTTCAGAAGTAAATCCTGGGTCATACGTTTGGATATTTAATCTTATATTTAAACTTACATTTTCACCATCATCTTTGCCTTTATCATGACAAATTACAATACCTGGTATATCATAATCATATTCATGAAGACAATTTTTAGGTGGAACCCAACAGCTATAAATTGCTGGATTTACTAATTCATATTTATCATCGTTATTATTTTTCTCTAATTTAATATCTTTTAAATTATCTTTTAATAATTTTTTTATCGCATCTAAAACTTCTATATCCGTTGTCATAGTTTATTTAACCTCCATTCAATCTCATGGTTAATTCTCTCCTGTAATTTTTCTCCAGATAATCTTTGTATTTTTTCAATAACTTCATCATTAGAAATCATTTGAGGCACAGATAATGTCCTTAAAAGCCTTACAGGAGTTCTTGACTTACCTTCTCTCATCCAAATATGAGTTCCTCCATTCATTGTTTGAACAAAGGCAGAAGGAGAAGTTTTTACAACCTTATATCCTTCTTGTTTCTTTATTTTCACCTTAACTTTTTTATTTTTAGGCTTAAATTGTTTTGGATTATGAGGAAATTTAGTTAAAGATATAGTTTTTCCTCTCGATTGTATTGATGCATTTAAACTACTTTTACTAGCTCTTTTCTTTCTTAAAGTAGCATTAACTTCCTTTTGCTTTATAGAATACATATTAGTTACTTCTTTTTTTGTTAACGTTACAGTGTAATTTAAAGTTCTATTCAATGCTGATGCAGTAGCTCCAGGGATTTGTTTTGGAAATCCCTGTAATTTTATAGCTATTTGTTTTATTTCTTTATCGTTGATAAATGTATTATTAGCCATTAGCTTACTGCTCCTTTCAAGATAATTTCATAAATACCTACATCAACTCTTACATCAAATATCAAATATTTTCGTCTATTAAATGTTATAACTTGATCTACTTCTGGAGGATTTATAAAATCATCAACTTTTGCAAAAAATAATATATCACCTACATGTATTCCATCATATTCTTTTTTACTTCTATCTTTTAACCTATCATAGTCAATTATAATATTCATAGGAATACCATTTATGTATATTTTTTCTGAAATTTCATCAAAAAAAATAGATAAATCCTCTTTGAATGTATCTAATAAATTATTCATTATCCTATTTTTACTATAGCCGTTGTAGTACCTGATACTTTAGGTTCAACAGCTATACCTGCAACAACATCTCCTATAGTTGTTGTTATATTATTTGACTCATTAAAATAAACAGTATCTCCTATATTTATAGTTTCAGTTGATTCTGCTTGTATTTCATACACTCCAACTATGCTCAAAGTTCCAACTTCATTTGGATTTATATTTGATGCTGCAACCCCTATTCTTTTGCTTATTTTAACTACATCACCATATGCGATTACTTCCTCTGTATTATTATGCATTTGTACTGTAGTACCTTTTCTTATATATTTAGCCATATATCACTACCTCCTATTTACCTGCATTTTTATATAAGCCTCTGTAATCTATTGCTGTAACGCCATAATCCATGTATATTCTCCACTTCATACCTAGATTATCAAAAGGTATATTACTTTCTAACGTTGGTGTTTCTGAACCATTTAGATATGTTACTTCTATTGTATCGCAATCATACGGGCTAGCTGCTAAATACCAAGCATCTTCACTGTAAACATCAAGTTCAGGGTCTACTATTAATTTTAATTTATTATTAAATGGATTTACTATATTAGAGTTATTGTAAGCAGGATCTGATATAGAATGTAAAAATTGTGCTGCTTGAGTTTCTAAAGCTGCTGGAACTATTAAATATTGAGGTGATATATTTAATATCTCATTTCCTCTTAAATTCTTTTGTGTTCTCATTGCTCTTCTAGCTTCACCTATTGTTTCTACACTTATACCACCAACAGTTTTTGCTAAGTTAGCATGCTTATTATCAAATAACGCTACATTATCATATATCTTAGGATTTCCACCTAACATTCTATATACTAATTTATTTATACCTCTTTCAGCAGCTCTTACATATGCTTGAGGTAATTTAGTTATTATTGATATATCATCGTTTATAAGTGCTTGTCTTGATATACTGAAAGACCTTCCATATGTTAAAAGACTTGTCTTAACCCCTTCATCTTTCATTTCATCATGTTCAAACTCACCATTTTCTGTTATTAATTTTAAGTCTCCAGCTTCACTTATTTGATATTTTGTAGTAGCTTTAAAATCTGGATTACTTCCTTTGCTTACCCATTCTTTATATGTTGATGGTTGAGCATTATAAGCAGTTTTCATACTCTTATTGACAGTATTATCTAATATAGATGCAAAATTACTTCCTGGAGTTAATGCTTCTCTAAATAATTTTTCATTGTCATATCTTGATGCATCCAATATCCCTTGATGTCTTAAACATTCTACAGCTACATCTCTAAGCCTTAAGCCTCTTAAATCTGTTGCTCCTGGTGCGGATTTCTCAACTTGCATTCCTGCTCTCAGTAATATAGAATCAGATACCGCATCTCTAAATTTATCATTTTCATCTCCAGTAACTTGTACATTTGCTGGCACTGGAGCATTTTTACTTCTTAATTGTTCTAATATATGATTTTTAACATCATCTACAGTAGAACCATCCTCTATAAATCTTTGTCCATCTATATCAAATTTTCTACATAATAAATTTATTTCAGATGCTCTTTGCCTCTCTAACTCTAATATTTGTCTTTCATTTGTTGAGTTACTGTTAGTATTTGTATCCATACTTCTTTTACCTTCTCCTTCTGTATTTATATTTTCATTTTGTGAATTTTCATCAGAATTAGTATTATTACTTCTATTATTCTCAGAATAATTTTGAGATTCTTCTGATTCATCATCTAAACATCTTCCAACACCAACATTTTCATCAGCTGGAACTGAAACTATAGAAATCTCATTAGGAGTCCATCTAGTTGCTATATCGCAAGGTCCAATAAATCTGCCATTGCTAGATACTTTTCCAATTGCAACTTCTTCCCAAGCATCAACAGAATAACCTACAGAAACCCCTCTAAGAGTTTCATTTTTTACTTTTTGGAATATCCTTTCAGATTCTTCATCTTCATCAAATCTGACTATAGCTCTTCCTTTTTTTTCAGCTTCATCTATCCATGCTCTTTCAACTTTTCCTAATATTGAATTTTTATTATGATTAAATAGTAGTACACCTATCTCATTTAATCTTGTTAAATCAACAGCTGATATGTCATGGCTTAATATTTCATTACCAAACCACCTTGTCACTGGTTTTTCTGAACTAAATGAAAGCTCTATACTTCTCTCATCTTCATTTATTTGATTTATCTCTGCTGATATTGACCTAGTATTACTATTCTTGGTTTTGAACTTCATCTTCGGCATTTTCTAAATCACTTCCTGTCAATTCTTTTTGATATTTTAACTCTCTAGATCTTTGTTCTAAAACATCTCGCCAATCTTCTCCTCTTTCAGCACAAACTCTTGCAAGTGTATCTATATTAGAATCTATAGCTGCTTGATTAGCTTTAACTTCCTTAAGAGGATCTATCCACCCCCAACCTGAAGAAATCCAGATATGCTTTAAATATCTCATTTTATCTCTATAGAAGTCTTTTATTTTTATAGAGTTACTTAAAATTGCTGCATTTAAAAATTCCTCATAAACTTCATTTAAAAAATGGTCTATAAGGAAATCTTGAACTTCTCTATATGATTTTTGATCTTCTAATAATCCTTGTCTCGCACTTGAATAATTAACTTGAGACATATCTCTACTTATAGATTCATAACTTAGTCCTTGACCTGCTCCTATAAGTCTTAATTGAGACGTTATGAAATCTTTAGCACTAGAACTTGAACTAGATGGATTAACAGCCTTTACATCTTCACCCGGTTGTAATTCCATTATCATTCCTGGTGTTAAAGTTAGTTGTTCATATCCACTTTTACCATCTTTAGTTCCTGAACCTCTACCTAATCCATTTCCACCACCACCTAATTTGGTTATAAATGCACTTAGGCATGCAGTTACTCTTTCTTTAACAGATACTGCTTCTACAAATTCATTTACATCTCTAACTCTTCCCATAGTACGAGCCATTTGAGATATTTCTCTAACTTGAGAAGGTCTTATTTTTTTATATAAATACAGTACTCTATCAGCTTCAATTCTAGTTGTTTTACCTGTATAATAACCATCTGGAGTATATTCTTTAAAGTGATATGCAATCGGCTTATTATATTCATCCAACTCTATACCACCGATTATTCGATTATTACTATCTTCACTTCTCCAATTTAAATTTATGTCTAAATCATCAATTTCTCTAGCCTGCAATTTAAACGGTACTATTCCATCTTCAGTATAATTTTTTATAAATATAATAGCCCCATCAACTCTAATTCTTCTTACTGCCATTGTACAAAGTTCTTTAAAACTTTGTTGTCCTGTTATATCACAATTTTTAGGTTTTTCCCATTCTCTAAATAATTCTTCTATTTCCTTATTTAAAGAATCTAGTTCATTTCCATCTTTATCTAGAATTTTAGCTTGTAATTTAAACCCTCTACCTACTACATTTCTTTCATATGCATTGATTATTGATTCAGCTATATCAGAATTTCTTTCTAAATCTCTTGCTCTAGCCCTTATTATATCTCTTTGCATTGAATCTGTTTGCTCTGCGGTAGAGTTAGCTACATTCCAACCTGAATTTCTTCTACTGTTACTTCCTGAATCATAGGATCTTTGAGCTGCTTCTCTGTATGATATTCTTTCATAACCTTTTTTAGGATTGATATATAAAATAGCTTTATCTAAGAAATTCATTATCTAGTATCAAACTTAGCAACTACTGTATTGCTTCTTTCCTTTGCATTTATTTCTGATATCATAGTTCTTCTTTCATCATAAAGAGTTTTTAAATCAGCTCTTTTTATTCTTCGTGTTCCTATTTGATATTCTTGTGCACCATTTTCTATAGCTTCAATAGCTTTATTTATTGAATTTAGTCTATCATACATTAAATCCACCTATCTTTCTTCTCTATCCAATCATTATTAATAGATCTCTTATCTACTTCCTCATATACTTTTGTAGCTTGATAAGGCTCAATTTCTTTAAGATATCTAACATTTAATAAATCTGCTGCTGTACATGCATAAACTTCACAGTCTAAATAATGGTTATCTGCATGAGCTGTCTTAGTTTTCCAAACTTCAATTTCTCGGCCACCTTTTTTTACTTTCACTTTATGCTCACTAGTTATTTGCTTAGCATAATCTTCATCACAACAGTTATATACCATAAAACTTCCATTACCATTGGCTCTTTTAAGTCTAGTTGTTATAGTTTCTTTATATTGACTAGTATTTACTAGTACTAACCTCATTCCATTTGCTTTAGATCCTATTTTATCTATAGTACTTAACTTATATCTACTATACATTTGATTACTCGAACCTTTAACCGGAACTACCCAATCACTATTTAAGTAGCAAAAGTCATATACTTCTTCTGTTCTATCTCCAGAGTCTATACAACATAGATTAACTTGAAATTCTTCTCCAAATTTATTTTTATATGTAGCATTCATAATTTCCTCTATATCTTCAAATGTTGATACACTACCATGAGTTATGTTCCAACTTGTATAGTTAGCACCCCATGCACGTATTGTATAGTATAGCTTTGATTTTTGAACGTCTACACCTGCAGTTAATATTTGAGCATCATTTGGTATTACAAATTCCTCATATTCACTTTCTCTTTCTTTTACAACATCTGAGTTAAGTTTTAATTGAGTTTCCTCCCAAGGCTCTGCTAACCATGAGTTGACAAAGTTTTGCAACATATCAGGATAATCTTTTGACTTTAAAAACTCGTATGCTACATCACCAAACCTTACCCAAGGTGAGTAAATAGTATTTAAGTGAAATGCTAACTTTTTTCTACTTGAGCTTTTATTTTCAGCTTTCCATTTACCATTTCTAAGCATATTCATTTTATGTCCATCATTTATTTTACCTTTGCATTTTTCACACTCATAATATGCTACATTTATAGCTTCAGTTGCATCTATATCTTTAGGCCATTTAATTTGTTTGAATTTAAATTGTTGATATGTTGCGCAGTGAGGACATGGTACATAATAATATCTTTTTTCATCTGCTCCTTCAAATGACTTCCATACATTCCCATCCCTTACTGTTGGAGTTGATGTAAGAAATATCTTTTTATTATATGCAAATGTCTTTGTTCTTTCTCTAGCTAATGAAATTGGGTCTGATTCTTTTCCTGAATTTGGAGGGTATTTATCTACCTCGTCTAGAAATAAATATCTTATTGGTCTAGATGCTAAAGATGCTGGAGAGTTAGCTCCTGATAATACAACATACATTCCATTAAATTGTAATTCTAAATCTTTAGAATCTCTTATTTGATATCTTTCTTTTAACTGAGGTGATATTTCTACCATTGTTTGTATTCTATTTTTACTAGCATATTCTGCAAGGTCCAATGTTGGATAAACAACAAGAGCAGGAGCAGGATCTTGCGCTATTACATATGCAAGCATATTATTCATAGCTTCAGTTCCTCCTACTTGAGTCGGTTTGCAAAATATAATTTCTTCAACTTCATTATCATTGAATGCATTCATAACACCTTCAAGATATGGTGTAGTGCTAGTTCTCCAAGGGCCAGGAGCAGCAGAAGTTTTTGAGTCTAATATTCTATGTTTATCTGAAAATTGGCTGACAGTTAAATTTTCAGGTGGCTTTAAAGTTTTAAGACATTTAGAAAGCCATTTTGACCATTCAACCTTTTCGTGATTTTGTTTTTGGTGGCTCATAAACTCCATTTATACACATTTGGCTTAATGCATCCTCTATAACATCTTTTATTTGGCTTTCTGCTTTTCTAGCTGTAGTTTGGTCTACATATAAACCTATATCTGTTGCAAGTTTTCCACTTAGACCCATTAGACTTCTTTTTAGAACAATAAAAAAGCGGTTAAGTTCATTAATAACTTCTTCCCGCTTTAAATATTCACCTTTAGCTATTGAGTTTTTTAAATCCATATTTTCAGCTTGAGCTTCTTTATATTTCATTTCAAAATATAATTTCTTTTCTTTGAAACTCATATCTTTAGAATCATTAACAGATTTTAGGTTTCCTGAACCAACCATGCCTTTCCATTTTAAAACCTCGGCCAAATCCCACCACCCTCGGCTGTGCTTAGGGCAACCTTCATCTGCCCATTTTTTTATGGCCATTCTTGATACACAAAGTAATGCACAAAGTGCTTCAGTATTTATGATTAACTTTCCGCCTTCATCCTTGTATTTAACAGCCATACAGCCACCTCCTCATAATATTTTTCAACCTAATTTTTGTAAACTTGTAAACCAAATTTTTTTTATTTTAGTAAGCCTTACTTTGGGGTTAGCTATACCCTCGATGAGTGCCTGGCTTCCGCTCTCTTTGATGAGCTGGCGCAGAC